AATGCCTCCCGATATGAAAGGCATTTCCGAACTTACTGTGAAGGCAGTATATGCTGTCAGATTTGTAGTAATTTTACTGATTAAATCTGTTCTTTTACTCATTATCTAACCTGCACTATACTTCTTCTTGAACGACTTCGTCTTGTTCTGGCGTATGTTATTGCTTTTTCATCTGCATCCACTGTGCCTGAATTATCATAATCATACCAATCTGCGATTGCAATTAGTTCATTGAATAAATCATTGAACTTTGCATCATAGTATTGTATTTTTGATACTTCTTCACTCTCCGGATTACCGAAATCTGCAATCAACGGTAGAATATACTGAGACATGCTATGATACACACATAAATCTGTAAATTGTTGTCTTCTGTTTAATTTGTTAGCCGGATCTATAAGATTCGGGTTAACATTTGGAAGACTATTCAAATTACTGATAGGGTTGCCCACATACGAATTGTATGACTGCCACCATGTGCTTGCCTTGAACTTTAGTAATATTCTATCGGTGCTTTTTTCTAAGATATCTTCCAGAAAGTCAGTGACATCTGCAAATCCTGATTCCCCAGGTATTTTTATGATGTTGCTTTCCAGTAGTCTTTGATCCTTTTGCAATATATCAGTATATTCTGCAAATGAAATTACATTACCACCGCCGTCTGTTATGAATGCCATCTAACTATCCTTATGCTACAGGTAAATTATTACTTCTGAACAAGGTTGTTCCTGCAATAAGAGCAATCGTTGCATCTCTTAACGCATTATTACCTAAATCACTTAGTGAAGCAATAGTTGAACCGCCCGCCAACGCAATTTGATTATTTATTGAATATTCAAATGAGGGGGATATTACACCTATATATGAGCCATCTAATGCTGTAGGAGCCGACTGACCACGAAGTTGTGCTACCGCTTTAGCGATGGCTATAACATTTGCGTCGCCTGATCCAATTGTGTCATTACATGTAATTCTGTTACCGAAATTACCTCTTAATGTTGTAAATCCGTTTCTTACAGTTCCTCTCATTTCGTGAATATCAGTGTCTGGGTTATACCACATTTTGACTACTGGTTCTCTTTTTGCCGCATAAGCAAGTGCTTCTGGTGACATAACGAATGATACTTTATGTGTTGAAGCGTTTGCACTACCGGCACCTGTATCAGCTAATGTGAAAGATGAATTTGCTTCTAGAAGACCAGCTTTATCTGTTGCTGTTGCTAATCCAGAACTTAATCTTGTTAAGACTGCTGATCTAACTAAATCTAAACCACCATCTTCTAATGATTCTTCTGATACATCTGTTGCAATACCTCTTTTTGCAAAAGTGATATTAGCCGCTGTAGGTGAGAAGTTACTTTGTGAACTTGCTGTGCCTACAATACTTGTTCCCTCGTTTACCGTTACACCATCTGAGTAAGGGTTTGTAAGTGGGAATCTTACTTGGTCGCCGGATGAACCGGAGACTAATAGTGAGTTCCTAATGATTTGCTGATTAGGAAGCAATACTGCATCCTCGTAATATGGGACTAAGTCCGCTAAAATATCAGCATATAATTGTTGCACACTAGAACTTGTTGTTCCTGCTGCCATGATATTTCTCCTTTAATATGACATTGTTTACTTAAATCCTAATTTTTGCATTTGTTTTTTAACCATATTATCGGTTATACTATCTCTTGCTAAATTAGGTTGATACCTGCGTATATTCATATACGCCGTTCTGTATTCAGTATCGCTCTTTATCTTGCCTTCATCAAGTGGCTTAATCTGCCTACCTGAATTCTCTGCTGTTGTTTCACCATACTGTATGTCAACACCCTTTTTACCCATGTTCAAGCCTAATACTTCTTTACCTACCAATTCCACTGCTTTCGCATAGTCTGGTGTTTCGCCGTCAACCGTGAGATATTCATCTCCTGATCTAATTGCAAAAGTATCGCCTTCTACTGCTAACATATTGTCTGCTTTCATCAATTTGACAACACTTTGTCTTTGACTTGGCGTCCAATTACTTGGCATAGCGGCTTCTAACTTGCCCATATGGTCTTTTAATAGAAGATCTGTTTGTAGAGAATTTACCTGTGCTTTTAGTTCTTCAACTGTTGCTTCACGCTTCTTCACTGCATCACGCAATGATTCTACATTAAGTGTTTGTCCTTCATTAGGATTTACCTCTTGAAGTGTTGATACAACCTTTTGCACTTGGTCTATGCTATCTACATTTAGTTGATTAAGAATATTCTTTTCAACTTCATATCTAGCTGTTGCTGATATCTTATTGACATCATCTCTACTATATTGACGAATGCCATTGACATAAGTCTTACCATCTTTTATTTCAACACTGGGTGCTGTATTTGTTTCAGATTTTGTATCTGTTGTAGTTGATTGCTCAACATTGTCAACAGGATTAGCGGAATCTGTTACCGGTTGCACATTGTCGGTTGCAACTGCCGTGTCTGTGGATGCATTATCCATATTTTTCTCCTTTTATCGTAGAAGTTACCGTATAACTTCGGGGTTCTTGTGCCCCTACCTATAAACTGTTATCACTATAAGTTGAATCAATTATTTGATTCAATCTTTTCTGAATTTTTTCTTTTAAGTTCTGCTTAAATGCAGGTAATTCTTCCATATCTGCACCTTTAAGCATTTCCATTCGCATTTCCAATTCTTCATGTGTTGCGAACGGCATATAAATTGTTGTTCCGTCTTCTTGTTCGTGACTATGAAACCCTGAACCGTTCATTCTTTCTGCTTCTGCTTCTGCTTCTTCTTGTGTAGCATACTGCGGTGATTCATATGTTTCTACATCACTTAAGAATACACTTGTATATCTTTCATATGCATCTAATAGTGTATTCATTTCTTTGATTTCATTTTCAACGCCTTTCTGGCTGTATAATCTGTTGTAACTTATTGCTAAATCGTCTGGCATTGCTTGATCTTGCCAATCGAACCATATATTCCACATTTGATATTCTGCATTTTCCATACTGGTTGCTTTTTTGCGAATAAATGCTTCTAACTTGCTGTCAAACATTTCTATTTGCACACCGCTACGGCTTGCTTTAATCAGTTCATCACTGCGAATCATAGCAACTTGGTTCATCTTTTCTATCTTTTGATCCATTATGCCTCTTATTTCCTGTAAACTATCTAAAGGAGGTGCTATGAACTCATATACATAGTTAGGTTGCCCGTTGAGGCTGGCTTGAGTTATGATTATTGAGCCAGGCTCAGCACCCACACTATTATCATTACGATTTAGTGTTTCTTCATCAACTAGGTTTACTGGATGTGCCCCATATGACACGGCAGAATAAATCTCACCCATATCCGAATATACGCTTCGCTGAATTTGTGCAATATCAAAGATCGGTGTGTGTCCCACACCGTTTGAAATCTTACTGCTTTGATACACGGGTCTTACTGGTATGTAACCCAGCTCATTTTGCTGGATAATCCTGTAGAAACCTTTTCCATCTTCATCACTTAAATATTCTGCATCTTCTGGGACTTCAATATCTGCTTCATCTTCATCCTCTGTTAAAGGCATGAATATTGTGTGAATTTCTTCTGATGTTATATAATGGTATATTTCATAATCTGGTTCTTGTGCTATTCTGATTAGTATTTTGTTTAATACCAAATCTCCTGATGCATTGTATACATAACTCCAATTGTATACATCTGTGGGTTTGTGCATTCTCCACCTTGCATATGTTGATTCTGCAGGTTTAATACAACTTATCCACACTACACCCATCACTGTTGAGAACACATCTACTTTACTCATAAATTCATTTATGCTTTCACCTTCACCCGATACATCGTGCATAAAGTCTTCTATATCTTGTGTTTCTGGTAAAGTTCTGCTTGGTGGTGTTCTAAACAGAATAGCATTGTATTCGCTGGCATATAGCCTTGTGTATGGGAATACAGGCACATTTTGCAATTTTTCCTGATAGAAATTACTTGCATATTGTAAGCCTGTTTCTGCTTCTGTTCTGCTGTTTACTCTTTCTACTGATGTTTTATGTTTACCTAATTGATTTCCAAATTCATCAATATCGTATGTGTTTATTGTTTCACTGGGTGTGCTATAATCGTTATCATATGCTTTGAGATATTTTCCGTCTCTGTATGATACTCCGCCATAGTAACTATTCTCTGCAAGACGCCAGTCATCATAGTATTTTTGATATAGTGGATGTGTTTCTGATATAAAGTCTAAATAATTGAATTTACTGGCCAAGATAGTTCTCCGGGATTAGCTTTTCCATATGGTATATATATTTATCATCTTTGCTCATTTTTGTAGGTGCCTGTCCCCCTTATGGCACGATCGCTTGGCATCCTAATAGGAGGAGTAAGCTAGGGGACAGGGCTTGATCTATAAACTTATTGTTTTACTATCTGCTATATATGATTTATCAGTAGTATTTACACTATCAGTATCTATTGTATCTAAAATCCCCGCTCGTGTAAGCAAGTTCACCATATGTGGCATATCCCATAATGATATACGATAACCCATACTTTGTGCTATGCGTCTTTGTGCTTCTTTATTACCTCTGTTTGCGGCTTCTTTATATTTGTGTATTGCTCTCATTGTTTTACTCCGAACATATTATATATTTGTATACCATACTTCTTTGCTAACATATGTCTTTGATATATTTCACTGTCTGCTAACTTTTCCTGTGCTTTTTCTTCTGCTGACATATTGAAATAACCATAGAACCATTCGTTATACATATCCTCGTGTGGCCTATCCTGAAAGTTGATTATCTTTACTGCTTCTTTAAGTGTAGGTGTGGGTATCATTTGTTTAACAATTCCTTAAAGTATTCAATAGTTCTTTTCATACCTTCTTCTAACGGCATAAGATCTTCTTCTTTTAGATCTACATGTTTAAGTGTGTCTACATCTGCACTTACCACACTATTAGCCAGTTCGCCCGGTCTCATAGGTAGATTTACTATCTTACTTTGTGATTCTGTTTGTTGTATGATTAGTTCTGCAACCTGTTGCACCGTTTTGTTGTCTTTAGGGCCTACTTCTACAACTTCCGGGAATATTGTGCCTTCATATGCTTTTTCACACGCAATAACTAATGCTAATGCTACATCACCTACCCAGCACATATCACTTACTTGTGAACCATCACCATATACTTCAACATCCATATTTTCCAGTGCTCTGCAGACAAAGGATGGTGTAATCTTCCTTACTTTACTATCGCCCCAAGGCGGAACAGGTCGTTGTCGAGGGCCATAGGCGTTCATAGCTCTTACTATATTCACTTTAGTGCCACGATTCTTATTATACATATCAATAAATCGTTCTATCATTGTTTTAGTTATACTGTATGGATTGTTCATCCAGTGATTACCTACACCTATATACGCACCCGGTATATTATATTGTGCAGACGCTTGTAGCATATTTAATCCGCCCATTAAGTTGCTGTGTGCCGCAGGTCTTGGATTATCTATTGTTTCTTGTGTGCCTAATACTGCCGCTAAGTGTATAAATGCATCAACATGACTCATTGCTTCTGTGACAGCCATATCGTCCCTTACATCACCTAAAATAACTGGACAAGGATATTGTTCCTGTCTGTTATAGTGGTCAAATATAACTGGTGTATGACCTCTTTCCTGTAATTTTTCAACTACATATGAGCCTATAAAGCCGGCTCCGCCTGTAACTAAAACCTTCATATCTATCTCCTTAGTAAATGTGGTTCTGATGGCCAAGCATTATCTTTTCTTTGCTCGGGCAATCTTTCTGTTAAATGTTTTATTTGTTGTAAATCTTTATCATAGTATGCTTGCCATAAATCTCTGTGTGGCACAGCATTAGTATTTAATTTGTGTTCTTGAATATGCCAGGGTTTTCCTCCGGCGAAATGTGCTATTTTATCCTGTTGACATAGTGCACCATAATATGTTAAATTCTGATATTCAGCTGGTAAATGTAAGAATTCACCATTGTGTGCATAACTCATTACACTTTCCACATTGCATCCGAATTTTGCTAAAGCACCAGTTCTTTCATTTTTCATTATGTCATATAATTGATCTAACATATTGATTTCGTTCCATTTATCGCAATCTGCCATAAATGTTCCGCTGGCCATATCATCATATCTGTTTCCACCTACCCAGCCGATATCGGGCCTATATACGCAGGCTGTTATGTAATCTTTCATATCCATATGCCAGGCTTCGGATATATTTTTTAACAATATGCAATCAACATCCACATAGAACGCTCTGCCTTTGAAATATTCTGCTATATGTAATCTTACATACATATCAGGACCTAATTTTAATCCGTGTCTCCACTCTTTACCATCATCTGTTATATGTCCTTTCATAGGCACTTCTTTGATATATTTTATGCCTTCTGGTAATTCTATATCTTGTCCTTGTGAATACCAAAAGCATGTCAATATTGCTTCAGGGAAATTGATATCAATACTATTTCTTAAGGCTATTAGACCTGGTAGGTATTGAGGTGTGCAACTTGTGACTATGTTATATTTCATTGCCAGTGCTCCTTTAGCCAAGCATTGTTGACTTCGTGTGGTTGTGGTTTTCCGTGAAAGAATACCATTTTTATATTATCATTAAGTTGTTGTGTATTTTGTAGACCTTGTGCTTTGTAACTTACACATTCTCCTGGATATACATCCTGTAGTCTTACTACTGGTGGTGCATCCTGTATTGCTGGTTTAGGGTTTTTGTTTATTCTTACCACACCCATACATTCTTCCAGGAACTGATTAGTTCCGCCCCATTTTGTGTAATCACAGTCTAATTTAGGATAATCAGCAGGTTTATATTTTGTTGTGAAGTGTTTCCATACTGCATCTCTTACTGACTTGTTCCACATTATGTATGCTGTTTGCAATCCTGATGTCCAACCAAAGTCGCTTATTGTTGCGAAAGGTTTGTCTAATGTTAAGATATGATCTATGTTTCCTGTTATTATGGTGTCTAAATCCATATACACCAATTTATCATTGTGTTCGTGTTCTGGATTTGTGAGTCCTATTATATACCACCATACTGGTAAATCTATAAGAAAGGGTCTTGTTTCACACTCAACACCTTCTGGATCATCTGTATAACATATAAATCTGTGTTCTATTGTGGTGTTTCTCTGTATGGCTCTATATAAATTATTCACATAGTCTGCTGTGAACTTGGGTCCCCATTTGAAACATACTATATCTATCATTTGAAGTATGTCCTCCATTCTGGATTGAAATGTGCCTGACATATATGATTTACCGGTATATTTTGTTCTGTTCTACCCCGGTTCTTTATTTCACACCATATTTTATATAATATATAGTGGCCGCTCATTACTTTGTCGTTTCTGGTCATCATATTGTGTATAGTGTCACCTGTTATTACATCGCAGGTTATCATACCGCCCCAAGTAGGGTATTTTATATCTGACATTTGTATTTGCATAGTTGCATCTTTGCAAAGATGTAGTATTGTGTTTGTGATGTTTATGTTGTTTATTATGTTCACTATGTTCATTGCAATAGCACTACTTTGTTCATCACCGTGATCAACATATGTATCGCATATACTCAATAACCATCTTACATCATAGTGTTTTAATATTACATCTATATGATCACCCAAAAGCCTAAAGAACTCTATGCTGTTTTTGTTTACTTCAATACCTCTGCGTAAGTATATGATATGTTTAACTAATGTATGACATATTTCCGGTTTACCTAGGAATTCACCTCTAACTGCCTGTATGTTTTGTTCTACATCCGTAAGGCGATTAAGATTCCTTGATGGCTTTACATCATTTATTATCTTTAACTGCTGATTCATATTGTTCTTTGCTTATTGTCTTTGCTTCTAAAATACCATATTTCATTGAATAATATTTAACATTAAGTGTTATATCTTGTTCTGTCTTACCTGTGAACACTCTATATACTTTACCTAATCTTTTTGTTTTAGGATTTGCAAATAAAGTTAGTTCTGTTAGACCTACGAGAGGTGCATCAGTCTTTGTTTTTGTCTTTTGCATATTTACCCTGCTTAAATATCTTATCAAAGTTGTCCTGATATTGATCGCTGAATGTGTTAGTTCTGGGTGCAGAACCTTTACCACCATGTGTTTGTCCATAGAAAGGTTTTAAGCCATCTTTCATACTGCGAGCCGCTTTTAACTCTGCACTACTATCAATAATCTTTTCTGCTTTCCTAACTGTGTCTTTGCTGAACTTTTCAGTTATCAACTTGTCATCTTTATCAGTCGGCATCTTTTTTATTCCTGTTTTCTATTTCATTACCGAATCCAGATAGTATACTGAATATGGTTAAAGGTAAGAACCATAGGCTAATCAATTGTAGCATATGACCCCATAGTAAACTTAGTCCTAACAGACTCATTGTGTTTACACCTGTTGTTTTATGTGTGCTTTCTTTATTCAAATATTCTGGTAATTTCATACTTTCTCCTTTTATACCTTTCTTACCACTTTACCCATTCTGGGTATGTTATCCACTCTTACTGGATATAGGTTGTTTATCATATAGCCTAAGGCATCACATAAGTGGTCGAACTCACCTTTCTCAGGTTGTCTTGTTCCCTCTTTGTAAGTGTGTTTCCTTAATGCGTTTATTGTTTTTTTACATTTAGGCGAGATTGTCAATTTACTTGTGCCATCTTGTGCCTTACATACACTATTTACCGCCGCGATGCGATCTTTTACAGCAGGATTGATAGAGCCCACTTGCAACTTAAAGCCAGCATTCTTCAGTATTATGTGATCTGTTATACCGCCGGCACTTGTTCGTCTCTGTGCACCACTGGCATCTGGATAACATATATACGCCCTATGCGGATATTTGCGTTGTATTTCTTTTGTCATTTCCTGTGTGTCTGTGCCCCATATTTCTAACTCATCATATATGTGTATGCCATTATTGTGTTTGAAGCCTAAAACGGCACAACCCGGATCAACATTAAAGTCCATTCCTATATGTATGGGTATGCGTTGAGCATCCCCAAATTGTATGTCTAATATATTGTGTTCGCCGAATGCATAGTATATAAGTCCACTATAGTCAACGAACTCTGCTTCATATTCCTGTTTGTATGTTCGTTCATCCAGATCCTGTTTTGCTTGAAATAATTCTTCTTGTGCAACGATACCACCTTGGGCTGTTGTGAACTGCCAAGCTCTCCAGTCTGGTAAATGCTTTGCATTTTGAAATGTTTCATATACCCAGTTCCTACCTTTAGGTGATGTGATTATCATAGCCGCACCCTGTCTGTCTGATAGTGTGGGTCTTATTACTGCTTTCCAGGCTTCTTCACCGATATCAGCGGCCTCATCTATAACAACATAATCTAAACCTATACCTCTTATACTATCAGGGTTATCAGCACTACGCAGGAATATTGTGCTACCATTTATCAGTGTTACTGTTAGATCTGATTCATTTATCTTTTTTGTCCAGCTCTTTTCATTAAGTGTTTGTTTAAGATCTTCCCAAGCAATTTGTTTAGCCATACGATAACTGGGTGCAACATACATACATTTGCGTCCAGGGTATCTGGCGTATTTTGCAAGGCTTGATATGGCGCAGAATGTTTTACCACTACGCCTTCCACTTACAATTATTTTAAAACGATTTTTGTCGTTTATTATTTCTGATTGTAGTTGTGTCAGCTTCATACTTCTTCAAACCATTGATTATCTAGTGGTGTTATTCTGTCCCGGGCCATTTGCACATACTTTTCGTCTATTTCAGTGCCACAGAACTCTCTGTTTAGGTTTTTACATACAGATGCCACCGTGCCTGAACCTGTAAATGGATCAAATATTAAATCACCTTCCTGTGTGGATAATAGCACACATAGTTCTGCTAACTTCTCCGGGAAGGGTGCTGGGTGTGGATTACGCATATCTGGATTTATATGCCATACATCACTTCTGTATTCTTCTGGCATTTGTTCTTTGTAAACATTAGGTTTGCCCTTACAGAACCAGTATATGCGTTCTGTGGTGTTGAATAGATATCTTTTGTCCATAGCCATTGTGTTTTTACGCCACCATACTATTTCCTGATAGAACTGAGCATCTATATCTGTTAGCCATTCCATAGGATGATAACCCTTTCTGTCCCAGTATCTTATTTTGTGATTATAGAATATACTGCCGCCTGGTTTGATTATTCTATAACATTCGTTTAATATTTCTTTCTGCCATTTTCTGTATTCTTCTTCTTGCATATCGTCACCATATGCATCATAATCCACATTGCTACCTTTCCATATGTTTTCTGATGTTTTAACACCACCTCTTAGACCTTTTTTGTTATATGGTGGGCTTGTGATTACGCAATCGTGACTATCGTCTTTGAGTTGTTTTAAGAAGGTCAAGCAATCACTATGTATTATCATACTTCCTCGAACCATTCTGTATTTAAGGGTGTTATTCTGTTGTTTGCGAACTCCACATAATCAGCATCTATATCTGTGCCTATACCAGTGAGTCCCATATTTTCTGCTACTGCTATTGTGGTGCCTGTGCCTGCAAAAGGATCAAATACTACACCTGATTTACATCCAGATACCTTTATGCATTTTTCCACTAGTGTTTCAGGGAATATAGCAGGATGTTTGTTTTTACCCTTAATTTGTTCTGTTATTTTCTTTGTGGCTAGGCTTTTGTATGTATAATGCCAACATGTTGTTGTGGGTCTCCAGGTTTTACCTGTTCTCTTAGCATTCTTCTCTGGTGTTCCTGTGGGCGAATAAGGCACACCACTCCATTCTAAATCTATATCAGTATCACCTGTTTTTGTAAAGTGAAATAGATGTTCCCAACCATTTTGTAGATATCTTGTGCTACTTGTGGGTGTGCTGTATCCTCTGACATATCCATCTATTTCCACTGCTTTTGCCCATATTATATTGTTTTGTAAACACCATGGCACATTGCGAGCCACATCATATGGCATATAGGGATCTGCTTTTGTGCTGGCTATGTTTAAGAATAAATGTCCTGTGGGTTTAAGTATTCTACATACTTCTTGCCATACTGACTTCTGCCATTCTATATAGTCTGTTCTTTTGTCTGTATAACTACTATAACCTATGCCTATATTATATGGTGGTGAACTGATACATACATCTATGCTACCTTCAGGTTGATTCTGCATCCATTCTAAACAATCGGTATGTATTATCTTCATATCTTTCCCCTATAAGTTGAGAGACCCTTAGGGGTAAGAGTCTCTCATTTTGCAATCCAATTGACCGTTAAAGTATGGCTACTTACTATTACGACTATACGAATTAGATATATTAGGAGGATTGCTCATCCAACCAAGGTAATACCTGATTGTCAATATTATTTATCTGATTTTCAGATTGTCCCAGTATATTTTTGCCTAACCATATAAGCATCACACGGTCACCATTAAGAGCTAACTTTAATTGTGCTTTACGCAACCGTTGTTTTGTTTCTGTTCTGCCTTTTAGAATTATATCGCGAAAGTTGTCCTTAAATGTGCTTTGAGGCACCTCAAAGAAGTCTGCCATTTCCTTGTTTGTGCAATGAAGTCTTGCTAATTCTAATACTTGTTCTTCTGGTATAACGGTTTTATTACGACCTATAACACGACCTCTCACAATCTTTTCGCCATATTTTACATTTTTAACTTTGTATGGGGTGTTTTCTTCTGCATTTGAGTCTATTTCAGTTGACATTGCTTCTCCTGTATGTCAGTATTATCGCTACTGTTTGCGTATTACTATTTATGCTTTTTCCGACTTTTCATAACTCTTATGT